GCCAAGGACATCGATGACGTAAATCAGAAAATAAAAGACTTCAATCAGAACGCCAAAGATATGGAGTTTAAGAATTCAATTTCTGACCGGATTTCCAGACAGACTCAGGCCGCTAAAGAAGCTCTGATGAGCGAAAGACAGATAGAAGAGCAGAACCATCTAGAAAGACTTAGAAGGCTTGATGAGTATTACAAAGAGCTTGAGAGAAAAGGTTTAGCAACAGAAGAGTTCGGCAAGAAAATCAATAAAGCCAAAGAAGCCGAGAATGAGCGATATGCGACTAGATACGAAACGCGAGTTCAATCTTTGGCGCATGAGTGGAATGACACAGCCAAACAAATTGAAAATTTCCAAGTTGCTACCTGGAATAGCGCTTCGGCCGCGCTAACCGATTATCTAGTTGAAGGTGAATTGGACTTTGATAAGTTCGCCCAATCAATTTTGAAGATGATTCTTGAGATCCAAATCAAGAAGGCTATGGCCGGAATTGTCAGTGGAATCGGTAGTGCAATCGGCGGCTACCTCGGAGGTGGAGCAACGGCCGGCGCTCAGATAGATACTAATCCAGTAAGCTTCGGAAGCACTTTGCAGTTCAACTCTAACACCGTTGGTATTACACCTCATGCTAATGGCGGTATTTTCGGTGCATCAGGATCAATCCCTTTAAATGCCTATTCAAATGGAGGAATCGCCAAAGAGCCTCAGTTAGCTTTATTCGGAGAAGGCAGGATGAACGAGGCTTATGTCCCTCTGCCTGACGGAAAGACCATCCCAGTAACAATGTCGGGCGGTGGCGCACCAAATGTTGTTGTGAACGTTATTAACAAAGGTGGCAAGGATATGGATGCCAAACAAGGTAAGTCTCATTTTGACGGCAAGAAGATGATTCTTGATGTGGTGTTGACCGAAGCGAATAGACCAGGCGGCTTCAGAACTGGAATGAAGGAGGCGCTGAATGGATAAGATGCCACTTAGCAACATTCAAGACTCATCAAAGTTTACCGAGAAGCATCCTGATTCTGGTGTGACCTCAGATACAGATGGTGGATACGTTACTTCGAGGGCGAGGTTTACGCGAAGAGCCAGGATCGTTTGGACAACCGGATTCACAGAGATTTCATCCGAGGAAAAGACGGAGTTGACCGAGTTTTATCACAAAATAAAAGGCTCGGCAAAGGTCTTCCAGTGGTGGAATCCTCAGACGCTTGAGTGGATTAATGTGAGATTTTCGGGCGATCTGGATTGGACTTATGACGGTATTGGCTATCAATCCCTCTGGTCAACGAAGTTCACTTTGGTAGAGGCATAAATGAAAAATTTAACCATAGATTCAGTCATTGAAAAGAACAAACTGTTTTCTGACACACCATATCTTTTGTTGCTTGAGATAAGCGTTTTAGATCCAGAAACAAAGGCTCTTGAAGAGGTGTTAAGAGTTTGCCAAAACAATGAGGACTTTGAGTTCAATGGCCAAGTTTATGCCGCTGCCAATTTCATGATCGACATTCGATCCGAAGTAGGTGAAATGCCTACATTGCAGTTGAGCATCAATGATACGACCGGAGCTTTTCACACCCAAATAGAGCCTTATGACGGTGGGCTTGGGTTTGAAGTAAAACTGATGGTTGTCGACGGAAGCCTGGTAATTGGTAAACCAGAGATTGAAGAAGAATTTGAAGTGACATCAGCCACGGTATCCGGTTTTGCTGTTTCATGGGATTTAGGCATTTCTAATCCTCTGGCCATATCTTTCCCAAGGAGAATGCAACACAGGGAGTTATGTTCCTGGCGCTTCAAATCCAGAGAGTGCGGATACTCAGGTGAGAAGTCTTCGTGTGACTATACGTTAGACGGAGGGGATGGATGTGTGGATAAGGACAACACCCGCAGATTCGGTGGCTATCCTACGATGTTGAGGAATTAACATGAGAAAGATGGTTATTACTAAAGAAAGCGTTGATGAGCATTTGGAGACACCTTTTGAGTGGGGCGGCAATGATAAGAATGTCTCATTTGATTGTTACGGTTTAATTGAGTCCCTTTACAAAGACAACGAAATCTCTATTCCAACCCTAAAAACACGCCCTAAGTCGCACCAAGAGTTTCTTCAAAAATTTAGGGCTGGAATAACCTCGCAATACTGGGTGACAACCAAAGAAAAGATTGGCGCGATCGTAGTTTTCCAGAAAGGGCAAAACGAGTCTGACATTCATTTTGGCGTTATCACCAAAATTGGGTTTGTAACCCACGCATGTCCTGATCACGGGAAGGTAGTAACACAGCGATTGGGAGAGGTAGGCAGAATCGTTGGGTTCTATGAATACAGAGGAAAGCCAGATGCGGTCATATAGAGACTTGATTGGCACTCCATATAAGGTTGATGGTCGATCTAAGAAAGAGGGATTCGACTGCTATGGACTGGTTCACTACCTCCACAAAGAGAATGGAATCAAGATTCCTGACTATAAAGCCCCTGAAGATGCCTGTGGGATTACCGCTCTGATATTAGGTGAGTCTGTTAGATGGAAGCCCACGGAGCTTAAAGAAGGTGCTGTTTTGGTGTTTAAGCTGATGGGACACACCCATGTTGGATACGCCATCGATGAGAACACATTTATCCACGCCTGGGAGCAGACGGGCGGCGTTACTATCGAGCGCATATCACGCTGGAAATACAAGATTATTGGAGTTTATAAGTGGCAGTAGAAAAGGTCGTTACGGTAAAAAGCATTGATAATCCGCTTCAACCATCAGTAAGCGGCATTACTGAGCATAAATTACATTGGCGCGAAGGAATGAATCTTAGCGCCGTAATTGCGGTTTTAAACCCATCCTTGGATTATGTAATGGTCTTAAATGGCCAGTTAATCCAAGAAGGCGATTGGGGCAGCACAAGACTTCGAGCGGGCGACTTTGTTGTAATTTCTGACATACCAAGAGGCGGAGGCGGAGGAGGTAAAGGCATTCTTCGTATAGCTTTGACAATCGCTATCGTGGTGGCAGCAGCCTATACGGGTGGCGCGGCAGCAGGTTTTTTGCAAACAACATACGGTTTATCAGCGGCAGCGACTACTGCTGTTGGAGCAGGTATCACGGCAGCAGTAACCATTGCAGGAACAATGGCCTTAAACGCTCTTTTGCCACCTCCGACTCCTGACACTTCGGCTAGAAGCTACGATGTGACACAAGACTCACAGACCTATGGGTTTGAGGGGCCAAAAAATACCGCTAGAGAGGGTATCGCCGTTCCAATTTGTTATGGACGGCATACGATGGCCGGTAACTTAATCTCATTGTTCAATCAGAACGATGGCGATGATCAAAATCTCTATATGCTCATTAATGCAGGAGAGGGATCTATTGCCGGATTCTCAGATATTAGAATTAATGATCAGCCATACCGTGACTTTGATGGGGCAAATGTAGCTACAAGATTAGGATCTGAAGATCAGTCACCGATTCCTTGGTTCGGCTCAGTTGTTGAGTCTCACAATATGCAGGGACAGAGATTGGCTGATGACGATTATATCTACTTTGAAAGCCCTGAGATTGCCGAGCGCTTTCAGTTTGACTTTTACTTCCCGCGTGGCCTTGTTGCTTATGGCAGAGACAGTGGCAATAAACTTACGGCTAAAACAAAGATTTCAATTGAATATTCACCCGTGGATGAGAATACCTGGCAGAGCTTGACGGTATTAAGTTCTCTTGATCGATCTAGGCACACCTCGGACATTTATTTGTCAGATCTAGATCTTGATGAAGAGGTCTCATTAGAGTGTGACTACGAAGATTACGACGCAAGCCCAAACTGGATTGCAAACAAACAAAAAGTGTATGGCATCGCAAGCGGGAAGGTTTTTGAACACACTGGCGGAGGCGGCTCTTCGGTAATTGAATTCTC